TCCATTATCCCTGTGAGTGACACACCCAACAGGCGTTCTTCTTCTGTATTTCGCACCCACATCTTTCGCAGGTAGGGGAACTTAGTGTAGGTAGATTGGATTGTACCCAAGATCGTAGCGATACGAACTTTTCTCTCAAGGTCTTGAAGACTATCTGTTGCACGTACTACACTTTCTGTTAAGTTACAAACTTGCCCTGATCGTAATATGATCTCACTGCAAGGGTTTGTGCCAAAGTCATGGTCAGGATCACGCCTACCATTCTTAGCTGCTTGCTTCTTAGCTGCCTCACGGTTGAAGATACCACGCTCACCTGAGCCTGACTCAACGAGAGCCATCCACTCACGCATAAATGATAGACTGTCTGGCTTCTCACCGTATGCTACTGAGTTGTTAGCTAGAGCACGATGTGGATTGTTCTCCCACCAAGCGCCTGACTTAGCGTGACGCATCTTATCGTCTGATAAATTTGATAGACTGATCATAGCTGAACGCCTTACACCACCTACAACTACTACCTCACCTATCTTACACATGATGTCGTGGCACTCAATAGAACTAAGCTTACGGTTCTGTGCATCCTTAAAGGTACGTATGACAAAGGTGAAGAGATCAATCAGTGGTGCTGGTCCACTAGCTCTACCACCAAACGTCTTAAGCCTAGCACCTGCAGGACGTATCCTACTAGTATCCCATGTAGGTATCTCCCCACTGTACAGTAGAGCAATTAGTTGACGTAAGGCTTTTGACCAACCCTCTTTGCTATCNTTAACAGCGATGTTAGTCTCACTGTCAAATAGTTCAGGAACCTCTGGTAACTTCTGTACGTACTGTCTCTCNACNGAGAAGCCCACNCCTGTGCCACACATAAGAACGTGCATTGCTTCATCAAAAGCTGTTGGTACATCTACTGCTAAGTAAGAACAGTTATACATACTAATGTTATCACGGGATGCAGCAGGGCCAGCAGTCATTAAGCTTCGCATAGATGGCATAACCTCAAGCCCTAAGATAGCTTGCTCAATGTCATTAATGTACGTATCATTGCCAGCTACAGGACGTACAATGTTATCCATGTAACGTGATACTGTCTCAGGCCATGTCTCTCTTCTACCTAAATTATCTAGCCAACGTGCGTAGCGTGACTTATGTATAAATGTTTGATAGTCTGTAGGTAAGTAGTTGCTCATCTGTTATCCCCTGATCCCTGTAATACACCACGCTCTTGGCGGCTGTTTAGTTTTTCTCTATTCATGTTGGCTACTGTTTGTAAACTGGCTCCATAAAAATTAGATAAAGCAGCTACATAAAATAGTACGTCACCTAATTCTTTCAACATACCCTTGTTATCTAAGGTAGCACCATCCCTAAAGCTCTTCTTTAGTTTTTCAGCTATCTCACCTGCCTCTCCTACAAGGCCTAGAGTATTTTCTATCTGTCTTGTTTGTCCTTTAGTTAATATCTTACCTTCTACCCATTGACTATATGCAGCTAACTCATTCTTAGGCGTACCATCTTCATGGAATATATCATAGTAGGGATCATACTCTGGTGTCATGCATATCTTTCCTTTATTAAAATGTTTTGTACTGTAACATCATCTATATCATAGAACGTATTTCTTACAAGATCACTGATGTCTTCTGTGTGTGCATCTTCATATGCTCCTAAGATATTATTATCCTCATCAATCTGAAGTAATAATGTAACACTAAAAGTTTTAACTTTCATCTGTGCTTCTCCGCTAAGGCTTCATTCATTTTATTCAAGTACCATGCAGCCTTCTTCATATCTTCAGCTGGTCTTTGCTTGTAAGCATAACGGTGTTGGTACTTAATCATGTTGCCGTGACAGTATGCAATGAATCCATCTAAGCCTAGTACCTGCTTGATGTAGTCAATACATTCTATGCCACCCATATTGTAATGGGCAGGGCGATCTACGGGATCAAACTCAGTCATGCGTTACCTTTCGTCTTTGTGTAAGCGTTAAAGTTTATTATCTCACCAGTGCTTCCTTGTAAAGGCTTACTATCCTTAGCGTACTTTTTAAGTTCTTGCACTAACATTTGTTGTCGGTGATCAGCAACCCTATCCATCAAGTCACCATCCTTCTCCATCAAATCTAAGAAGGCACTACATAAAGTGGCTACATAAACTAAGTCTTGAAGTACATCTGAATCATAACAGAAGTTATCTCCTACTGCAACAGCTGTGGCTACACTACCGTCCCAATCTTCTAGCCCTCCACTGCTTGTAGGTTTTATAATGAAAGCCACCTCATCTTCTGCTAACTCATACGGCATATCAATCCTTCCTCTCTGTTTTTAATGGGACTATACGTTTTCTAGTAGCCGTTCCTTTTTCTTCAAGCCACTCTTCAGGTATAACTCTGTTTGCCCATAGAAATCCTTGCTTCTCACACCACTGTGCATACGTAGTCTTAGCACCCTTATAAAGTTTAGACTTAGCATTACTAAATACAAACCTAATGTCTAGCTCTGGGTGTTGCTTACGTACTTCTATATGCTTGTGTCTATCTTCAGAATCAAATTGTCCTTTAGTCTCAATTAGTATTCCATTATCTAACTGGAAGTCAGGAGTATAAGTGCGATAGCGTAAGTCTTCCCACTCTATCTTTAGCTGCTCATAACGTACAACCTTTTGACACCCGGCTAGTACAAGAGCAGTACTCTTTTCAAGTCCACTCCTGTACTTACCTTTAGCGTGATACCGTTTATGCGGCTTCATTGTCTGGCTCAGTGGTACTCTGTAGTGATACCTTAAGTTCTNTTACTAAAGTTTCACCTATGTTAGATACACATCGCCATTGGTATTCTAGTTGCTGCTTGATAGATCCNTTGTATTGAATCTCTTTTAGNATAGCAACTTCTTTATCTGTAAAGTCATCAGTGTCATACTCTACATCATCTAGTGTAAGCTTAGTCATTTTTGTTTATCCTTCTACGTAAACATATTCTATTAACGGGGGTGCCTTTGATCCTGAGTAAACCTTAGATGGTAGCTGTTGTAACTCAGGCCAACACTTCTTCTTGTGATCACACCATGAGCATGTCTTACATAGCTTCATGTTACCACTTGCTTTCTTTCTAAACGTTTCTGGTTCAGCTTTAAAGCAACGCTCAAAGGGTTCATCATTATTAATATAATCAACTGTACCTTTGATTGATTCCATTACCTCCTCTACATTAGCTGTCTCAGCTGTTACATATTTGAATTGACCATTTACTTTATTGACTACCCACCAGCCACCAACATCTTTGTCAGCAGCTACAGCATAGCCTACAAGCTGAGATATATATCCAAAGTCATCTGAGTAAGCTAGAGAATCATAACTAGCAAACTTGTTGTCGAATCCATAGGGTGTAGTTGACTTAACATCATCTACCTTACCATCCAACACCATGTCATACTCGCCATTGATAGACTCTTCGCCAACCTTTAGTGTAACTTTATCGTTGTCACCAAAGTCAACGCCAGCTGCACGTAGTACTCCTTTGAACATAGCCTCAGTCCAATCTCCCATCAGCATGTTAAGCATGAAGGAGGTAGGCTTCTGAACGTCAGTCTCTGGATTATTCTTAGCAAACCAAAGCTGACATCTTGGGCGTCCAATGTTAGACATACGCAAACGAAACTCTTCACGTGGTCCACCATTGAACTGCTTGTTGAGTGCAGCAGCCACATCAGTGGCTACTTGCTGTATTATTTCCTGACTCATACTTGCCTTGCCATTAATAGCTGACCGCAAGAATGCGTGTACTGATAGCTCAGCAGGATGTATCATCCCTCAAACTCTCTCACTTCTACAATAGAACCTACCATCTCTGCATCAGCAGAAGACAGGCTCCCAGAAGTAGCTTCGTTGTGCTTGCCTTCGATCCAAGTATTAGTACCTTTGATCCAATCAATAAAGTCTTGAAGGGTCTTACTATCATCTTCCCCGTAGGATACCTGCTCACCTAATGAAGGTACAATGATAGCATACTTACCACCTGAAGGTAGATCACGTTTAGCACTGCCTAACTTAAGGGTATGCTCAACAGGAGTCAGCTTCTTGTTAATGATCTGACTGATAGCTGCATCCATAGCCTTCATGGACTCATTGTTCTTAACATCCATTACGAATGGTATCTCTGCATCAAGACCTTTGATAGCTGCACCTGTATCATCAGTTGGCTTATCTAGTGTAAGCACACCAAGTAATACACGAACCCGCTTAACACCACGGATTATTGTCTTCATCTCTTCAGGCAAGGACTGAAAGTCTTTGATGTATCCTGATGGACGCCCAAGGTTAAACTTACCTGTGGTATCCTTAAGGTCTACGTTAAGGCTAGTTGATAGTAATGTTTTATGCATAGCCTTTGCATCAGAATCCCACCTCTGCCACTGGTGACGCTGTGAGAAGATGCGTGTAGAGATTGTCTTGCTGTAAACAACTTCACCATCTGGCATAGTTATCTTGTAGGCACCTACTGGAACCTTGATATGTTCATCCCCTTCGGCATCTGTTTCAGTGAGTGCTGAGTGTATCTGATTCACTCGTGCCAAGGAAGACTGAGAGGTGGTTGTTCCTCCAGCACTAATGCCCATTGCTTCCGCTAAAGACATTCCTTCTACCTTAAGTGCTACTTCTGTATTCATATTTGTAATCCTTTTGTATGGAATTAATTACGAGAAACTAAGTTATACCTCTATACGTCATGCGTGTCAAGCCAATTTGGACCTATTTTTGCTTCTAATAATAAAGGTACGTTCATCTTGACTTTGTAGTAGTCATAAATGATTTGATGCAAGTCCATGTTCATAGAGTTAATGATCTCTATTACCTGATCTTTCTCGTAGGGATGTATGTCTATGACCATTGAGTCATGTACACTGTTGACTAGCGTAGAACGCATAGGCATGAGCCTATTCTCTAACTCCACTAATACCACAGGTACTACATCCCCCGTTGCAAAGCCTTGCACTGGATAGTTTTTTATCATAGTAAAGTTTGTTGGTAAACCATTAGGCCTCCTCTCTGTGTTAGGGAAAGCATACTGTCTGCCTCCCACGTTAGTAATCTTTTGAAACCGTACTGCCTCATCACCTAGCTTCTTGTGCCACTTAGCGATGCCATCATACTTCTCTATGAATTGATGGTAGTACGATGCTTCTGCTGGGGTACGCCCATAACCAGTAGCTCCAAACAAAGGTGCGAAGGTATGTTCCTTAGCTTCTTGTCTAGTCGTTGCTTGTCCTGCATCACTGATAACCTTAGCTGTGTAGCTGTGTACATCAAAGCCTGATGCAATCTCTGAGATAGCTAAGGTGTCTTGTGATAAAAATGCAGCAACACGAAATTCAAGCTGGGCAAAGTCAGCTTCCATGATACTCCCGCCTTCCCAACGTGATACGAATACTTTCTTAACAGGGAACGTACCGCCTCGTGGCATGTTCTGCATGTTAGGGTTACGCCCAGAGAACCTGCCAGTACTGGTGATGTGTTGGGTAAGGCCAACGTGTAGGTATCCATCCTTCTTTGTGAATACAGATATACCCTCAACGAATGATGATAGGTAACTTGATATAGCTGATAGACGTTTGAGATCCTTAAGGAAGTCTAAGGCACTAGTCATGTTGTTAGCCTTAGCTGTAGTCATAAGAGTAGACAGGTTGTCTTTGCCTGTACTGAAACCATTAGCACTGACCCACTTCTTATTGGGTGGCATGAAGCCTAGCCCTGCTAACTCGTTGGAGTTCTTGAGTTGGTATCCTCTGGAGTCACAGTCCTTACACTTGTTAGGCCTTGCATACTTTGTTCCATCTTTCCTTACTTTATATACAAACCCATTACCTTTACAGTCAGGGCAGGTAAAAGCAGAGGTCTTACGAATGTAAGTTGTATTAGCCTTAACAGCATCCTTATACTCCTTGTCTGTCTTAGTGAAGTCAAACAGCTGCACCCACTCCTTCTTATCTATAGGCTTACAGCTGTACACTACCTCTGACATCTGCGCTGGGCTGTTAAGGTTTACTGGTGTGTCACCCATAAGCTTACGTACCTTAGCTTGTAGCCTCTCCTCTATGTCAGCCTTCTCTGTCTCGAACTCAGTACGCACAGATTCCAGAGCTTCCAAGTCTACCTTGAGTCCAGATGAATACATACGGGATAGGCTCAGGCATACCTTGAACGAGATGTCACGAATGTTGATAAGAGATGCAGAGTCAGGCTTAGAGTAGTCTTCTTGTAACGCTACATACAATGCACGTGTGGTAGATAAGTCACACTGTAGGTAGTAGGTAAGCTCTTTCAAGGGTATCTCATTAGTGTTGTACCCATCCTTGAAGTAAGTCTTTAGTGTGTCATCCTTCTGAAAGTCTAGGTTACGGCGTAGTGCACAGTTAGCTAGGCTAATAGACTTCTTCTTGAAGGAACCTGTAGGTGTCATCTCTATGTGGTTGCCTCTCATCAAGACGTATTCGGCTAACATAGTGTCGTATATAGGACCACTGTATTTAAATCCACTCTCCCATAGCCAAGGCATGTCATGCTGTGCGTTGTGTAGTATCAGTAAGGTGGCTGCATCTAACTTAGATTGGAGTTGCTTAGCTTGTGACCCATCATAGTCATGCGCCTCAACGTGATCAAAGTTATATATGTCCTGACTGCCTGAGATAACTTCCTGTACACCTACCTGCACAAGCTTATTGGTTTCCTCGAAAGGATCAAGGTGCATCTTACCACCTCTATGTGTGACAGTATTCTCTACATCAAGAACTAATTCCATTGTCTCTCCTATCTATGCTAAGTACTGCGCCCTAGCCCCATCTAACTCACACGTTATCTTACCGTGCCAACCACCTTTAAGCTTATTCTTTGCAATAATCAAGTACCTTTTTAAATCATCTGCATCATCATCTGATACATCAAGTACAGGATTCTTTGAGATCAACACCATTAGGTCAGCTTCAGCTGCCTTACCTGTCTTACTTCCTTCCAACATAGATTGATCTACATTGATCTTACCTTCAGCATCAGCTGATAGTTGTGACATCCATATGATAGCGCAGTCGTATTGCTTAGCTATGTTACGTGCATGAATAGCAGCGTTCTTAAGATAGACATCCGACTTGTCGCTGTTCTTAACGGCAAACTTATCACCCATATCAAGTACTACTATGTCTGGGGTGTAAGCCTTTATGATAGCTTCAACCCATCCCATGTCCTTACCTGTACTATCATACAGTTCTATCTGCTTACGCACTGGCTCATAGCGTGACGCAGCTAAGCAT